GGCGCTCCTGTTCGGCGGGCGCCCGCCCCGCCGCGGGGGGGGCCAGCCTGGCGGTCGGCTTGGCGGTCGGCTTGGCGGTAGTTGCGGCTTTGCGTGCCATGAGCTGCCCCCTTATGCGCCAGTGCCGGTGGAGCCATAGGCCAGCTGCCAGAAGCCGTAACCGGCAGCAGCGCGGGCTTCGGCGCCGAACTTCAGCTTGCGCAGGTTGAAGACGTCATCCGAATCCAGGTTGACCTGGGAAACGAATTCCGGCTGCTTCCTGGGCTGGAAGATGAACGGTTTTACCGGCTTGGTGGTGTCCAGCAGGAACCAGGCGGTGTCGGACTCGATACGCCCGTCCACTACCAGCTCAGCAGTGCCGACGTAGGGGTTCGGGGTGTTGTCCGCGAGCTTCGGGTTGGTGAGCAGCATCTTCGCCACGTCTTCCAGCGCCGGGCCGACCAGGAGCACGTTGGGGGAGACGTTGAGGGAACGTCCTTCCTCGTCTTTGAACTTCTTCATCGCAGTGCGAGCAGCGCCATAACCTGCCTTCGCCGCCGCCTGGCTGGCGTTGGAAAGCGGAGCGGTGCCCTTGTTGCTCACCGAGGCATCACCGACAGGGTGATCCGTGTCGATGAAATACTGGCCGTCGAAACAGGGCTTGGTGAAGGCGCCGTTGACCGCTTCATAGACCAGCTCGTCCGGGAGCTGAGCCGCCGAGTAACCGGCCATCTTCGCCTGGGGCGAGTAGATGCCGATTTGGTCGTCCTCGATGTCGTTGCGGTCCACCTCGACGGTGGCCTCGAAGTCCTCGTTCTCGACAACGTACTTGTAGGCTTTCAGGTTCTTGACCACCTTCGCGCCGATCCAGCGGCGCATCTTCGGAAAGGTGCTCAACCACTTGTAATCGTTGCTGCTGGTGTTGCTCGGCACTTCCATGGCGATCTTCTGCCAGGTGGTGGGGGCCGCCGCGAAGGCGTTGTTGAAGATGGTTTTGATCGCGACGAATGCCGCGTTGAGACTCTGCTTGTTGATCAGCATGTGTCCGGTTCTCCGTTGGTGAGCCTGTTATTCCACCCACACGCCGTCCGGTTCGACGCCGATGATGCGGCCGGCCGGGGAGCGGGTTTCGGTGCCGTCCGTGGCGGCGACGGTCTGGTCGTCCACGATGTAGGCGGGTTTCATCAGGTGCGCCTGGGTGACGCTGCCGTCGTTCGCCCACTTGAAGGCGTTCAGGCGGCGCACGCGGACGACCTTGGCGCCGTCCGCGCCATTGCGGTTGTCCACGTATTCCTCAGCGCGGCCCAGGTAGGTCAAGCCGGTGGCGGTGCTGCCGCCTACGGCGAACCCGGTAGCGTTCGCCACGACGATGGCGCCGGCGAAGACCTGGACGTTGGCCGCTACCGGCACGCCGATGACCTCGGCGTCCTGAAGCGGGGTGTTGCGGTCGGTGGTCAGGGCGGTCATAGCGCCTCCTTACTGGCCTTTCAGGGTCTTGAGGTAATCCTCCGGCTTGATCTGCATGGCCGAGCAAACCGCGAGGGCGGCCTCGTCCAGCTGGTCAACCGAGGTAGGCACCGAGGTACGCCCGGCGCTCTGCTGTTGGGTCAGGGCGGCGATGGGCTTGGCCTGGCCCAGGTAGCTCTTCAAGCCGGCCAAGTCCTTGGCGCCGTATTCACGCGCCCAGGGCTCCATGGACGGAATGAGCCGGCCCTCCTGGATAGCGCTGTTGATCAGGCCGTCCAGCTCGCCGCCGTTGAGGCGAGAGGTCAGCGCCGCGACCTGGCCCTGGAGCTGGGTGACGGCTTCAACGGGCACATACTTCGCCGGGTCGGGGTTACCGGGGGCGGCGACCTTCAGTTGGGCGGTGGCTGCGGCGATCTGCTCGACGTCCGCATCCTTGGCCAGGCCGAGGGTTTCGCGCAGCTTGGCCAGGTTGGTCGCTTGGGCGTCCAGGGCCGGCTTCAGGGCGGTCAGGGCCGCAATGGCCTCTGCCTCAGTCGTGCCTTCTTTCAGCGACAGGGCCGCGATGATGGCTTTCAGGAGTTCATCCACAGGGGTTTCCTCGTCGGGGTTGTAGAGGCCAAAGGTCGCGGCCGCTCGGCGTGCGAGAGGCTCCAGACCGTCGATGGCGGGGTCATTTGTCATTGCGCCCATGAGGATGGAGAGGACCGTGCCGTCCGGGGCGTAGCTGAAGACGGGGCTGAAGTAGAGGTATTCGCCGTCCTCGATCAGCTTCGCGGCGCGGGCGGTGTATTCGACACGCCCCCACAGGCCGGAGCCTTCGCGCCATTCGAAGTCCAGGAAGCGGCCGGCAGCGGGCGCGGGCTGGCCGTTCTGCTCTTTCTTGAGGGTCTGGTGCTCGTAGTCCAGGACGGGCGGGGTCTTGCGCGACCGTGCGCGCTCGATCACTGCGGCGGCACTGGCGGCATCGATCCGCCAGCCCGGCACATCCATAGGGCGCCCATCCATGGGCCAGAACTCACCAGCAGGCGTAACTTGAATCCAGGCGCTGCCGTCCTCCAGCTTGGGGAGCTGGAACGAGCAGGCGGCGATGGCGACGTGTAGGCGGTTCTTCTTCATGCCGCCAATGGTGGCGACGGTCGAGCGCGGCGGTTACGGGAAGGGGTTCAACGACTGCGGAAACCGTCCGGCACCATCTTCTGGCCAAGCCCTGGCACGCGGATGGCGATGGAACGATTTCTAACGGGGTTCTAACGGGGTTAACGCACCGACTCTGATGCGAGGTAGCGGCTAACCCCGTTTCGGCGCGTGTAGCGCGTTTGCGGGCGGATCAGGTGATCACGCAGATGGCGGGTCGCTCGCCAGGCACTCCAGGGCGAACTGGACGGTATACGGCGCGGGACGGTAGCCCTCCTTGACGTCCTCGCTCAGGTAATAGCGCATCACCCTGTCACCGAGGCCGAGCAGCTCGGCTGCGCGCCGTTGGCTGATGCCGGCTTTCTTGAGCAGCCCGCGCAGGTAGCGCGGGTCTGGATTGTGGCTGGAGGCATCAGGTTTCACATTTTCACCCGCAGTTGTTCCGGTATGAACGCAAGAACCTTGTTGCTACCGAGAATGACGTAGTTCGGATTCCCCCACTCCATGGCCATTTGCATGGCCTTCGCCGCAGCCGCGCCAGGATCATGGCCAGCGCTGGTCCGGCCGACGACCATTTTGCCATCCTGCTCTACGTTGACCTCGTAGCTGCCCGGATTCCTGGAGGTTTCCGTCACAGTAACGACTGTTGGTCGGCTCATGCCTGTTCCTCATACCGCTGCTTGAACTTGTCCTGAAAAATAGCCATTAAACGCCCATGGACGCGGCTTCCCCAGGTGACACCTACGTTCTGCGAGGCAGTGGCCAGCATCACGTTGGCGATGCGATACCACCATCCCCAATCAGCAAACGGGCTGCTCGCGACCCGCCCATCTGCGTTGAGCAGCGCCTCTTCCCATGCCTTGAACTCGCGATACTCTTCATGATTGGACTCGTCCACCAGCCGTTGCAGGACGGTAGCCTGGAGCCCCTCATGGAGCCTGGCGGCGAAACCAGAAGCGGCCAGAACCTGGCTTTCAGTCAGGTTGTCGGGGTCCGCATCCTCCCAGGACTGGATGAATCGAGCCGCATCAATAACCGAGTGGGCGACGATGCGATCTGAAATCGTGCTGCTCATTGCTCACCTTCCATGCCAAATGCTTCGACCTGCATAGCGACCTTCTCATCGGTGGAGAGAGCCTGGAATTCCTCTTCGGTCATTTCTGCGTTGGGGTCCATGTACTCGCCCCAGAGACGGAAGTCTTCAGCGATTTCTTCGTAGGTATGTTGGGTGCTCATGGCTTCGATCCTTCTTGGCGCCTCGCCGTTGTGGCTGGCATGACGCCATATTAGGCACATTGTGCCTAATTCACAATAGGCACAATGTGCCGCTTATCCGAATGCACTCCCTCTAGCGACCCTGGGACAGAACAGTCAGGAGGACGTCCAGGACCGCATCGCGGGCGCTTGGCTTGAGCTGGCCGTTTCTGAGGACCGGCAGATACGGGCGCGCCGGGATTGTCACCTTGCGGCCTCGCCCAGCCTGACCGCCCAACTGCTGGATAGCTGCGTAGCTCAGATTAGAGCCGATCTGCGCCTGGTCACGGTCGGCGCGGGTGGTGATCGAGCGCGCCAGGGCGTTGGTGACCTGGAGAATCGGATGCGCGCCGCGCCCCTTCGCCGCACGCGCTGCAACGGTAACGGGGCTCAACTGAGGCCATCCCGGCCCCTCGTCCATGAATGCAAACTCCGTCTCGGCCAGCAGCTCGGCAGCAATGCCGCGCATCAGCGGCAGGGTGTCGGTTACAGCCGCGTAGAGTGCCGCCAGGCGCTCCTGGACCTCGCGGTCCACCAGCTCCAGCTCGATGCGATTGGCCATTAGCGAACCCTCCTGTAGCGGCCCAGGGCGAGCCCGTCGTCGATGCTTTCCATCGTCACCTCTGTCACCTGGCTGATGTTCTCCATTTGGCCCGGCCCATAGATGCCACCGCGCAGCCGAACCGCCAGGGTCGAGTCGCCGTCCTGGACGACATAGACCAAGGACTCGCTGCCACGCTCCCACAGCACCATCGCGGGCTGGGCCAGGCGCTGCGGCAGGTTCGCCAGCTGCTCGCGAGCGACCGGGCTGTTACGGATCACGGTGTCGCTGGCCGATACCACGCCAGCCTGGAGCTGGGCACCCTGGGCAGCCGCATAGGTGATGTCGGTCGGATCGAGGACGCCGACCGACATCGTCTGTCCCTGGGGCGACGTGGAGCGGTCCACAAACGCCTGCCAGGCGCGCTGGCGTACCGGGTCCAGGAGCACGTCCTGGACCTCGCCGAGGGCGGCAGGCGCTCCCAGGGTGCGCTCGGCCTTGTTGTACAGCACCTGGTCCATCAGCGCGCTCTGTATCGGGCTGCCGTCGAACCCGGCATCGGGGCGAAATTGGATCTTCCGACCGGCCCGGTCGGTCGTCTCCAGGGTGGTCAAGGTCTGCTCCCGAATCTCCCCTGTCCGCTTGTCTACGCCCGTCTCGACGGTCACCTGGCCGGTCTTGCCGGCGCTGGACTCGACCGTCAGACCACGGCGACGCACAGCGGCCGCCGTCAACGGAACGATTCGGCACCGGCAGTTGTAGCCATTCGGCGGCATGATGTGCTGCCAGATCGGGTCGTCCCAGCGGAACACCTTGCCATGTAGCGCCGCATGGCTGGGCCGGGTGACGCTGTCCATGACGGCGACATACATCCAGTAAGGGTGAGTTTCCCTGGCCTCGTATGCGGCGGCATAGCGCCCGGCCATGTAGGCCGACTGCATGTTGGTCTGGTAGATCGTTTCCAGCCGGCGCGGGCTGCCGAGCTGGGCGACCTCGGCCCCGCCGTCCGGCGCAACCACTATCTGACGCCCCCACCAGCCCTTGGCCTCCAGGATCGGCCGCAGGTTGCGCTGGAAGTCGCGCAGCGTTCCGCCACGCTCCAGGTTATCGACCAGGGCGTCGCGGATGTCCTGGAGCACGTCCAGGCGTGCCGCCTTGGCCACCGTCAGCGCTCGGGCATGGGTGGCCGCGTCAACATCGTGCCAGTTCCAGGTAATGGCGAATCCCTTGCGCTCCAGGTACTCAATGGCGGCC